AATTTTAGTAAAGAAACTTTATCGTCCCATATTGATGGTGACGAAGTTGCGGAATATTATGAAGACATGATTCGTGAATGGGTTATGGACGATCCTGAAAATTACGATGTTAGTAGGGAAACTAGTCGTAGTCAAGATAAAGAAATTGAAAAATTACAAAACCAAAAAAGGTCACTTGAAATAGAAACATATTTAATTTCAAGTGGAGCTAGATCTCCTCTTATTGAGGAAGATATTGAATCTTTAAAATACTTCAAATTTAATGATTACATGGATAACATTTTAGTTGTTGAATGGTCTGAAAATAAATGGCAAATTTACCAAAACGGTAAAAAAGTTGAGTCAGTAACTTATGAAGATGAAGATGAGGATGGTGAACATGAGTCGGATAATGAATCAAGGGTTGAAGAAATTGAAAGTGAAATAGAAGACATTGATGTTGAAATACAAGATATAAGAGATGACCCAGATGGTGATTTAAATGACGATGAGGTTGAAGAAGCCGTTGAGGATAGGTTAGGAGAAATTAAAGATGACCCAGTGGGTTGGTTAGATCAAATGGGTGAGAACTATGATAATTTTATAGATAGACAAAGTTTAATAAATGATTTAGTTGATGAGAATGATTATAGTGTAATAAGTAGTTACAACAATGAATATGATACCGTTTCAGTTAATGATTCAACTTTTGTTGTAATGAGAATTGACTAATACCTTTACAGAATACAATTATATCATTATGTTTATGGGTAATGGCAAGAAATAAAAAAATAGAATTTGTAATGGACACCGATTGGATGTTTGAAAAGCCAATTGATAGGGAACATAAGGAATATAAGTTACTATCATATTTCCAACGCATGGGTGAAAAGTTAGATAACATGGAACTTTATCCTGGATTTATAGAATTATCATTACATTTAGCAAACATACAAACACTTATCAGGGATAAGAAAATCATATATACAAACAAAAAATTTAATTCAGTTGATGACGAACTTTTAGTGAAAGATCTTAAAATTAAAAGTGTTCCTGAGATGTCAAATGATGAGTATGAAGAATTTATAAAGATTTTACAATACACCGCACCAAGAATGACTGAATATTTCAATATTGCAAAATCTGTGTGGACATTAGTTTATGATAGTATTGAGGCAAAATACAGGAAGAATAAAAAAGAAATTTTATCTAACAAAGGTTTCTTCTTCCATTTGGATAAGAGAGACAACAAGTATTATGTTTGGGAGTATGAAGTATCTCCGGCAGCAAAAAAATCACCAGAAAATAAGACAAATGTTAAATTAATTTATTGTGATGATAAAAACAAATTGACAATACCAAAGATAATAACTACATTTTCTGAGACCGAAAATAAAACAAAGTTACCGGTGTTAGAAATGATTAGTAAAGGTGATTTCCCAATTGAAGAAACATTATTACCATTATTTAAAAGAAAAACAATAATGTTAATTAATCAAACGAGAAATTACAATATTGAACAAGAGGATAAGAAAAAAGAAAAAGAATTTTTAGAAGATTAAAAATGGGTTTTAACAAAAGATTTTTAAAGAAAGAAAACATCCTCAACCACCTTACAGATATTATGAATTATTTAGATGCCGACGCAGTGTTGTGTACGGATGAATTTTCACGCAATGTCTACAGAATGTTTAATGAGGGAAAAAACAAGGAAGAAATAATAAATTATATAAATAAAAATAAATGAAAGTTAAGTTAGAATATGTGTGGATTGACGGATATACACCGGAGCCAAACCTTAGAAGTAAGATTAAAATTGTGGACTATGAACAAATTAAAAATTGTTTAGTTCTAAATAATTTCCCTGAATGGAACTTTGATGGGTCATCAACATTACAAGCGGAAGGTAATAGTTCTGATTGTATTTTAATACCTGTTAGACATTATTTTTGTGATAATACAAACACAATTTACGTGTTATGTGAAGTAATGAACTCTGATGGTACACCACACGAAACTAATACAAGATCAAAACTAATTGGAGATCAAGAAGATTTGTGGTTTGGGTTTGAACAAGAATATTTTATCTATGATAAAAAAAACAAATGTATTTTAGGTCACAATGAAAACAACTTGGAACCACAAGGCAAATATTATTGTGGTGTCGGTGAATATGTTGCAGGAAGAGATTTTGTTGAAGAACATATGGATATGTGTTTAAAATACGGAATTGATATTACAGGGATCAACGCTGAGGTTGCATTAGGTCAATGGGAATACCAAGTATTTTCAAAAGGTAAATTAAAGGCGGGTGATGATTTGTGGATGACCAGGTACTTTTTATATAAAATCTCTGAAAAATATAATTATGGGGTTAATCTACATCCAAAACCAATTCAAAAAGGAGAATGGAACGGATCTGGACTTCATGCAAATTTCTCCACAGATAAAATGAGAAATGATGGTAACGAAAAATATTTTATGTCATTATTTAATGCGTTTGAAGTAAGACATGAGGCTCACATTAAAGCTTACGGGTCAGATAACAATCTTCGTTTAACTGGTAAATTTGAAACACAATCAATTGATAAATTTAGTTGGGGGGTTTCAGATCGTGGAGCATCAATTAGAGTTCCAAGAGATACTGCAAAAAATTGGAAAGGTTATGTTGAGGATAGAAGACCTGGATCAAATGCTGACCCATACAAAATTATTAAAGAAATTGACATATCTTTAAATACTACCGATCAAATCTACGATGTTAAAATAATGATGAGTAAGGATGTTGATATGGAAGGTCTTAATGAAAAATACGGAACAATTTCAAATGATGAATTATTAAAAGAATATAGAGAAGAATAATTATTATGGCTAACGGGGTACATAAAATAACTGAAGACTTTGAGAAATCACTATGTGATTACACCGGATCACCATATGCAATTGCGTTAGATAATATGAGTAACGCAATATTTTTAGCGTTATATTACGAAAAAAATATAAAGAAAAGTTTAACCACAGATAAAATAGACTGCCCTTCAAAGACATACCCATCAGTTCCGTGTGAAATTATTCATTCAGGATTAAAAGTTAATTTTACACCTGTTGAGGGGGACATGATTAAAGGTGCTTACCAACTATCACCAAGTAATGTATGGGATTCTGCCTTGAGGTTTACTGCTGATATGTATATTCCAAAAACACATATGTGTCTTTCATTCACAGGTCCATATAAAACATTAAAATTGAGTAAAGGTGGGGCAATTCTAACTGATGATTATCAAGCAATGTTGTGGTTCAAAAGAGCACGATTTAGTGGGAGAAGAGAATGTTCATATCATGACGATAATTTTGATATGTTAGGGTGGAACTTCTATATGATGCCTGAGTTGGCAGCAAGGGGTTTACTTATGATGAGTCAATTTTATAATTTAGATGGTTCTAAGAGACATAATCAAGATTTAGAGTTACCATACCCTGATTTATCAAAATATGACATTTATAAACAATGATAAAAGCACTAATTGGTAATGGTGGTCATGCAAGGGAAGTGATGGCTCAAATGGGGATTAAACTTTTTAGGTTTGTTGATGATCAATATATGGATAATGATACATTACCATTATCTGAATTAGATATTAATAAATATGAGGTAATGGTCGCAATTGCAGATTCAAAAGATAGATACGAGACAACCCAAAGATTACCTAATGGTACAAAGTTTTTTAAATTTATACATCCAACCGCATTGGTAATGGAGGATGTGGAAATTGGTGAAGGTAGTTTTATTGGGGCAAATTCTATTTTAACAACAAATATTAAAATTGGTAAACACGCAATATTAAATAGAGGTAATCATATTGGACATGATTGTGTGATTGGGGATTTTTTTAGTGCAATGCCAGGATCAGTAGTGTCAGGAAATGTTAGAATTTATGACTGTGTGTATTTGGGTAATAATTCATCAATTAAAGAAAAGTTATCAATCCATTCTCTAACTACAATAGGTATGAATGGTGCGGTGGTTAAACATATAGAGGAACCTGGAACATATGTGGGTGTACCTGTAAAAAAATTAAAATAAAAAAATGGAAAAAGAATGTGTATGTGGAGCTAACGTATTTTGTGAGTGTCCTCCAATAAAAGTAGAACAAGTTAATCATCCTAACCATTACGGAGGAGAGGATAATACTTATGAAGCAATAAAAGTTATTGATGCTTGGGATTTAGGATTTAGTTTAGGAAATACGGTAAAGTATATTTCAAGAGCTGGAAAAAAAGATAAAGAGTTACAGGACCTTAAGAAAGCATTATGGTACTTGCAACATCATATAGAAACATTAGAGAAAAAATGAAAATAGTAGTAACAGGAGGAGCGGGGTTTATAGGATCCGCATTTATAAATCACCTATTAAATAACTTTGAATGTGATGTTCTTTGTGTTGATAAACTAACATACG